AATGTTACCGACAGAAAGGATGCAATAAGCGAGGCGTACATGACGTTTCAAAAATCAAAATCCGATGATTATGAAATATTATCAGAAAATGAACGTATCTTTTTTATAGAATTACCTAAATTTAACCCTAAAGATGCGGATAAAAAGGATTTGTTGAATGGGTGGTTAGAGTTTATTCAAGAACCAAGTTTATTGAACCCTATTTGGTTAAAAAATAAAGAAATCTCAAAAGCCATGGATCGATTGAAGTATTTGAGTGCTAATGACGAAATAAGAGCTATTGCTGATTTGAGACAGAGAGATTGGAATGACAGGATTAGCGAAAGGAATGCAGCCAAAGATGAAGGGGCTGATGACAAGGCAAGAGAAGTTGCTATAAAGATGATAAGTGATGGATTGACGTCGGAGCTAATATCGAAATATTCCGGTCTTTCAATCGAAGAAATTAACGAAATTAGAAAGAAAATTCAGTGATATGCGTACGAATGGATATAAAAAAAGAAGAATTTTTGGCCGCTCTTAAGTTTGCTTTTTCTAGTGGTTTTATGAAAGGCTCAAAGCATGATTGTAAGATGAGCGAAGCCCGTCGTGGAAAGCCATGAATGACGAAAACGAAAGCTGATTAAAAAAGAAGCTCTTACACTTTTTCGACCGTAAAACGTGTAATTCGATACACTTTTCAGACTGTAGTTTGCGAATTTGTCTGCTTTGACTAATTGGCTCTTGTAAATTTATATGCATCCGTTAATATAGTTTTAAGGAATGTGTTGTAATCTTTTAGGAATATTTGAGGAATATGAGACATGTGTAAGAGCCTTTTAGATCCGAAGATGGACTTTGTGTTTAAACAAGTCTTTGGCAATGAGGATTATGTTGATGTACTGATTTCCTTTTTAAATTCGCTATTTCATGGGAAGCCTTTTATAAAGTCTTTGGAATTAAAGAATACTGAGATTACAAAAATTCTGGAAGAGAATAAAACTAGCCGACTTGATGTCAGAGCACGTACCGATAATGATGTTGAGTTGGATATCGAAATTCAGTTTAGGAATACTGGAGAAATAAAAGGAAGATCCCTCCATTATACCGCAAATATGTTTCCTCAAATTTTAAATAAAAATGAGTCGTACGAAAAAAGTCGGGTCATAGCAATTTGGATACTAGGGGAAAATGTTACTGACAGAAAAGATGCGATAAGCGAGGCGTATATGACCTTTCAGCCGTCCAAATCTGATGGCTACGAAATATTGTCGGAAAATGAACGTATTATTTATATTGAGTTGCCGAAATTTAATCCACGGAACGCGGATAAACGAGATCTTTTAAACGGCTGGTTAGAATTTATTCAAGAGCCAAGTTTGATGGATTCTTCTTGGATGAAAAACCGTGAAATCTCTAAAGCCATGGAGAGGTTGAAATACCTGAGTGCTGATGATGATATAAGAGCTATCGCCGATTTGAGACAGAGAGATTTAAATGATAGAATCAGCGAGAGAAACGTTGCCAGAGCTGAAGGCAGAGAAGAGGAACGTGCCAAGGCTGAAAAAGAGAAAGCCGAACTTAAAGCCAAAGCAGATGCTGAAAAAAGAGAGTCGGCTAAAAATTTGTTGATTGCTGGAGTTGATGCAGAGGTTGTTGTTAAGTCTTTGAGTCTTTCCGTTGAAGAAATCAACGAAATAAAGAAGAAAATTCAGTAGCCTATTTTATAAAACTGCCAAAATTGCCACTTTTATAAAACAGAGAGGCATCTCAGCCCCTCTATTCTTTTGTTATAATAAGCTTTGAAACGCCTAAACCTGCTAGACACATTTCAATGATTCTATCTATATGATCGGGCGTGTAATACATTATAACAGCTGCTAAAATCGCAACTATTCCCTGAATTTTTTCGTTGTTAAGCAATATCGCCAGTTTCTCCATCTTCTTCCTCCTTAATTGATTTGCTTATATGCCCGGTTTAACCAACCGTTCAAAAACTTCTCTTGCCCTGGTCTATACCGAGCAAGCATCCGATAATACCCCGCCGCTTCTGACTTAATTGCAGTCAACAAGCAACGTGGCTCAGATCTCTTCACCGCAGAAAGCGTTTGAGGTCCCATCACGCCATCTTCCTGGACATTTATACCCACTGACCGTAAAGCCCTCTGTAAAACGATTACAGCAGGTCGAATTCCTAAATTTACTGATAAATCAAAGACTTGCGTTGCTACGGCATCATCTGGTATTTCCTCAAATCCCTTCTTGTGCCAGTAATCACAGAAATATATTTTCTTTGCATCTTGCAGGCTCAGATGTTTGATATCTAAATGCGGATAACTTTTGTGCGAAATTCCATAATTCGTTTCCCCTCCTGGATCATCTTCATCAAATACGTATCCGCCCTCGTTTTTTATTACATAATCGACAGCCTTTTCGAATTTATCAGAAAATATAACCGCCATCATTTGCCTCCTACACACCAAACTCTCGTAATATAGCCATTGTGATCAAGTCTGTGTTCTACTTTTGATATAATCCATTTAGTTGGAATTTTTGTTGGAAATTCCCGAAGAACTATCGGACCCGATGAAAACAAATCTGGACGTCCTTCGAGCGAAAAATCTAAAGTCTTGTTATTTTTTTCTATTCTTCTTATTCTGGCTTGAGCCGCAGATAACGCTTCTTTCTCTGAAGAAAAGTATCCCTTCAACTCTGTTTGCGGATTGCCCGAACCAGCCTGAACCACAAAATAATCTGCTTTTTTTCTATCATACCATGTAGCGTAAACAGTCCCAGTTGCTCCCTGTTCCTCCGTTTCCTTGGAAACAAAAGAATAAGACGAAACCTCAAACGCATCTATATATTTTGCCGGAAGATTCTGCCCACTCGCGGATTTCCCTGACATATTCTCAGTAAAAACCAAATGATTATCTACCGGCTTCGTAACAGCTCCAACTCTATTCGCTAACCTTGTTAAATAGCTCATATTGCTTTCTCCGACCTGCGCATCGCCCGATAAATCTATATCTCCATATTCGTCAGACAATCCTAACCCCAACTCAGAAGAAATCGAAGCTAAATACTCTTTGAGCTTCATATCGTTTGTTCTGGTTTTTTGCGATCTCATGGCTTTTGGAAGTGCATCTGCCGTAATACTTATTTTATTTCTTGCACCACTAATTTCGATTTCATGAACATAATAAGTCCCCATTTTTGTTAAACCGGTTTCCTTGTAGCCAAGGAATACACTTATTTTTGCTTCAGTATTCGGACACCTTAGCGCATTATCAAAATCGTCTAATTCTATTGAACAAGAGTCCGAAATTTCTCCAGCCTGATCCGTAATCCTAATCGAAAGAATACGTGCTTTCGGAATTTCAAACTGTCCATCCACAGAAACAGAAAAATCAGGAGTTAGCTCCATAGCTTAATCTCTCTACTGGTTTTCTGAACAGATTCGATATATGGAAGTTTTATCATTATTCCTGGCGCAAGTATTTCATCTGTAACGCTTGGATTTTCTTTCATCACTTTGCCTATTACGCTCACTGTTCCATAGTGCCTCCAAACAATCCAATCAAGAACATCTCCTTCTTTAGTCATGTAAGTAATCATCTCACCACCTCAAGTATGAACGCGCTAAACTCGTAACCGCTCCAACAACAGAGCTTGTTGTGCCATTCCAAGTGACATCATCTGTTTCACTAGGCGACCTCTCCAAATCTAAAGTAAATTCAATTTTTTGAGGATTTCCGTTTGTTCCAAAAATAGTTTGCGTCTCTCTGATAGAAGAAATAACGAACTTCCCTAAAATCTCACCATTATCACTTATTAAATTGTTTGCTGTCCGACAAAGTTTAGACGATCGAATAGCCTCAACACTGTTATAGCCAAAGTCAGTCATGAAATTCAGAAAATTTAATATGCCCGATATTGGTCTATTTTCGATTTCATTGACTATGTTATATCCCAGCTTAAATTTCGGATAAAATACTCCCTCAATTTCTACATGATCTTTGGACATTCCTAAATTTTGAAGGTTTGAAAGTCCTCCAACGCGATCGACACTCGCCCAGTTATATTCAGTTGTTCGAGTAAGAGAAGTTGGCGTCATCGTTTTTAAATTAAAATGAAAGTCGCCTAATATCATCTGTCACCTCCGCACATTACCATCAAACCCAAAATTTTCGCCTCTAAGCTCAGCTTGATCATATTGCCACCACCGGATTGTCATATAATTCCTGTTGATCACGTCGCCTCATGTAATCCCAAACGACATCCGCCGTTTCTCTCGGATTATTCGCGCCGTAAATATTAAACGTAACTGACTTGTCGATATTCTGATTGCTTCTGACATTCGAGCCAATGGGATTAACTTGCGGTGCTTTTAATTTCCTGGCCGCAGGTGATTTTATACTCTCAAACCAATCCGAAATAGCTCGTGTCCCACGCCCAAGAATACTATTCGGAGAAGTTATCTTTTCATAGACTTTCTTACTGCCTGAAACAATATCACCCCACGCACTGCCAAATATCCATTTAACATCTTTCCAGACTTTGGCGATATCCTCTCCCCAACTTTTGAGTTTGTTGCAGAATGACTCCCAATACGGCTCAACATCCTTCCATATATTTAAGAAAAACTTCTTGATTGGCTCCCAATTTTCCAGAATCATAAGAGCCGCATCTGCGAGTAGCCATATCCAAGAGAAGCCTTTTACAGCAAAACCTAATGCTCTGAAAAACATCTTTCCTATAGAATTCTTCATAACTTTTTTTCCTAATAATGCTCCTCCTGTCATTATTGAGCCTAGTACTCCGCCTTTTAGTTTATTAGCGACCCATAATTTAAAGCCTTTCCACGCCGTTTTTACTCCTGGAATCCAGCCAGTAAGCAAGTGAAAAATATATCCTCCACCGAATTTTATTACTCTAAGCCCAAGTATTGAGCCTATTATACTTGTTATAGCTCCAACAAATGTCGGGTGTCTGTTTACAAATTCCGTGACTACCTCTGTCCACTCCTTAAATTTGTCTACAACTGGTGCTAATATCGGAAATATTGTGATTGTAATCGATTGCATTAAATCTTTAAGCGAATTGCTCAATAACTGAAATTTTGAGCCAAGTTCCCCTACGACCTTATTGTATTCCTTTTCTCTTTTCCCTACATAAACATCCGTCCCCAAATCCTTCTGCATTTTTTTGTATTCGTCCAGATGTTCGATAAGCAAGCCAATAGGTTTTGCTGTTCCCTTTCCAAAAAGACCTGTTATTGCTTTAGTTCTGGCTCCGCCTTCCAAACCTTTCAGCTTATCAAACAACAAATTTAAAGCTTCTTGAGGATTTTTTTCAACCTTTCCTCGTAAAGCTTCTGCCGTTAGCCCTAAACTATAAAGAACTTTATTCGTTGAGTCTCCAATCACTTGAGCTTTTGATAATGATTGGAACATATTATTTAAAGCCGAGCCAGCCTCTTCTGAGCTACCTGTCAGTGATACTAGAGTCGTACTCAACGCCGATATTTGAGGAAGAGATAACTTAAAGTTCGCCCATCCTTCAGATGCTCCATCTATTACTTTCAGAATTTCTCCAGGTGACGTTCCTGCTTTACCTCCTAAATAGGTAAACATATCAAAAATTCCCGGCAACTGTGACGTCGAAATTTTTTGAAGTTTTACCAGACGCGCGATTCTTTCAACCGTTCCACTGTCTACGGTATCACGCCATGCGACCAAACTTTTTCCTACTTCTTCGGTAAATTTTACTATGTTTTTACGACTGACACCTATCTTTGCTCCGGCTTGACCTATTTTCATCAGCCCGTCCGCTGTTAACGGAATACTTCGAGATAAATCGTGAATAGGTTTAGTTGCCTCTCTTAAATCTTCAGTATCCGCTAATTTTAAAGCAGTACCGAGTTTGGCTCTTTCAGTTTGATCTTGTATTGTTTTCCGAACAGGTCCGGCAAGCATCCCTGCAACCGCTATCGACTCCATAACGCGATAACGATAAAGACCTCGCTTACTTATAACTTCCTCAGATTTTCTCAGCGATTCAACATATTCATCATGGCGTCTTGTAAGTTCCTTCGACCAATTTCTAGTATCCCTCATCCTGTCGTTCATTTTCTTGACAGCTCCAGAGAAATTTTTTACGGCGCTTATTCCTTTCTTGAAATTGCCGACAAAACCTCCCAGCTTCGCTTTTAAAGAAACTACTAATTCTTTATTATTTCCCGCCATCTTTCTGTAAATCCTTTAACGCATCCAGCCATAGAATGAACTCATCGCTATCCATATCTACCCATTCGGAAACCCCTCCTTGAGAGTGAGAGGCGATAGCTAGTACCGCCTTTCTTAGTTCTAGTGGGTCGTCTGAGATAAAAAATCCTTCAGCCAGTCCTGAATTTTGAGATAATCTCTCAGATCCAAATCCTCCACAGAATCTTTTGGAATTTCAGCAAGATTAGCGATCAAGTTTACCTCACGCTCTTCTTCAGATACGGTTTTCTTACCTGAAATCAATAAGTCTCTGACTTTCGGTTGACGTAAAGATATTTCGTGAACTTCAACTCCGTCAACTTTGATCGGATTATCTAACTTTATCTTCTCCATCTTCAATCCCCCTTAAATCTGTAATACTTGGCGAATCTCTGTTAATTGATCGACTCCATTCACGTTACGAATCATGTTGACAGGATCAATCTCGATCAACTCAATGTCGCCAATCGTAAGCTTATAATAGTTACATGCTACAGAGCATTTAAGCGAAGCTTTTTCCGCAGGTTTCCAGCTATCAAAATCCATATCTTTAAAGTATCCTCGAACATTGATAACCACTCCTGTAGTTCCTCCACCTTGAGCCAATCTTCCGGTAGCTTGCAATGCCCCTCGAATCGTTAACGCAAATTCTGAACCGTTAGTTAAACCAAAAAGCTTGAATAATTCCGGATCATATTCCGAAAAGGTTAGCTCCATCTCAAGCTTTTCCATCCCCAGATCGATTTCTACAGGCGCAGACATTCCTGCACCCTGATATTCCTCTGTTTTGATCGTTAGTTTTGGCAGAGTTATTTCTTCAATTCGTCCAGCGTAACCTCGACCATCTACATACGCATTAAAATTTTTCAGTATCTTAGGTAACATTTCCTCCTCCTTATTAAGCTAAGTTTTCCATTAAGACTGTTTCAATATCTTCATTGTTCAAGTATGCCCTGAAGTTTACCTGCTCTGCTGGGTATGCCGGAGTAAACTCGAAATCAAAATAAACTCTTCCCTGAGAAATGTTATGAGATGTATTCAACTCTTTATTTGCTACACATTTTCCAGCAAGAATCGCTCCTTGAGATTTCAATGCCGCCATGAAAGCATTTACTCCTTCAACCACATCACTTAAATAATTCTTCACGATGTTTCTGTCGACTGCCCACAAGTGAGATCTAAGAATGGATTCAGCAATAACATCCGCAGTCCTTCTTACACACAAGAACTGGTAAGAGCCTGTGCCTGCTGTAGTCCTGTTACCCCAAAGTCTGTATCCGTTTTGGTTGATAATTGTTGTAATGTTTTGCTCGTTCAGGTAGTTTGCTCGACATGAAGCATCTCCGTAGTAATAATCTACGGGTATGGAAGTACCAATAATCCCGTTAATTACCTTGTTCGAAGGCGATACCCAGAATCCCTCATCGTTATCGGTTTTGGCAATAACACCAGCCACATAAGGACTTACTGGAACACTTGCATTTTTCGTATTAACTACTGGAGGATAACATGCGTAAATCCTATCACTTGCGCAATTTGTTACAAAATTAACCAGCTCTGTATTTGTAGCTCCTGCTGGACAATCCGCAACAACTATACCTCTTAATCTGCCAGCAACTATATTCAATTCGGTTATAACCTCCTGCGCCGAAAAGCCCGGAGCGCACAAAATCTTAGGAGTAACCCCCAGCATACTTTTTGCTCCCAAGAAAGCATACATTCCGCGATAATCTCCATTGGCTGTAACCGATCCGATAATGTTACTTACAGTAGATTCCGCCGCACTTGTGCCTCCGCTACTTTCCTCACCATTATTACCTGACTCGCTATTACCGGAATCATTAAGACTTTCATTACTGCTTCCTGATCCGCTATCAAGGCTTTCATTGCTACCCTCCGATCCACCGCTGAGACTTTCATTACTGCCACTTGATCCATTATTTCCATTGTTTTCGCCATTATTGGCTTCGACATTATTAGTTTCTCCCTGAGCAACTCGAACAACCACAACCACTGCTCCAGTTTGAGCGAGAATTCCATCCAATGCTCCAGGAAGAGTTCCTAAGGTTCCAAGTTTTGCCGCCGCACTATAAGAACCATTGATCAATACCGGCGTGTTTAACGGAAAATCATCTTCTGTAGCTTCCGGAGCTGTCCCTATTACTCCAATTACAGAGCTTGAACTAGTCTTGACTCTGTTGATTCCTTCGTTAATTTCGGTGACATTCACACCATGTAAAAAATTAGGCATTTTTCTTCTCCTTTCGTTTTCCGCCAACTTTTATTTCCAAAATCTTATCTGCCATTTCTGAAAGCGATGCGCCCTCCCGGACTTCAACTCCTTTAGAAATTATCGCCTGCCGCATTCTCTCTTTCACCTTTTGAAATGTTTCCATTGTTTTTGAAATATCCATTTTTCCTCCTTTTAGTATTCTGATACCAATGAATGATTCATAAGATTAAAAACCGACATACCAGCGTATGCCCAATTTGCAGTTTCTAGTACTTTAGTTATAACTAATCTGTAATATAAATAAGCATTACTATTATCAAAAGTATACGTCTTAAGATTAGTAGAACTATATACTTGATCTGTTTCTGAATGAATATCAGTCCAGGTTTCTCCGTCATTTGAGCCTTTTAATACAAAATCGGAAGGTCCGCAATTTGGATCAATGTTTTGCCCGAAAGGTGCTGCTATCTGCATAACATTACAAATCTGTGCTGTTGGAAGTTGAATTTGTATCCATTGAGGATCATTTACGGTTGGTAAACGATTACTACTGCACCAACTATCGTTACGAACATTATTTACTCTATCAAATGCCTTATAAGGAAAGTAATTACTTTGATTGCTACTGGCACTCACTATATATCCATCCTGTGAATTCGCAGACATCACAGGTACTATATAATCGTATTTATCTAAGTATCTCTTGTATTCATAAGAAGTTCTTCCGAGAATGAAGCAACTGCATCCGTTGTAGGCTGAGCCCTGACTTGCTGTTATATACAATCTGTAATACAGGTACGCAGTTTCATTTTCGAATCGAAATAGCCTCAATTCACCAAGAGTTGCCCATAATACGTCGGTTTCAGAATCTAAGACATCCCAATTTTCACCGTCGTTTGATCCTTGAATTTGAAAGGCGGAAGGGGCTTGATCAATGTATCCGTCTCCGCGTGGTGCAATCTTTACTACATTAAAAGCCATTGCTGTCGGAAGTTTCACCTGCAACCAGGAATTGCCTTCATTCGCCACTGAAGCCCAGCGAGTTTGAGTATTATCATCGAAAGCCAAATATCCAGCATGACCTCCATCGCACTGACTGCTTACCGTAACTTCGTATCCGTCTTGATTTGCTGATGATAACTTCGGAACGCCTCGATAAAAATTGTGCTTACCTATGCTTTGACGGTAGAGTTTGAACCCACTTAATCCCCATTGACTAGAGGTGCTGTTCGTGCCTAAACAGGTAAACTTATAATATTTATAGGCCATGTCATTATTGAAATCAAAAAAGACAACATTATTGTCATAAGCCCAATAGCTTCCCAGGTGACATCGTTCCAACAACAAAGTCCAATTCTCATCGTCATTCGAGCCTTCCAATTTAAACCAGTTCGGATGTCTGTCGCCATAAAAGCCGTAATACTCTCCCGTCCCTCTGAAATGCAACTCTAGTAAATTTGCTATTTTAGCCTCAGCGAATTCGTACTTAATCCAATCATCGCCTGTTTTATTCATTTTGAGCAATGAATCACAATTCGTATCGGTCAGATTAGCGGCAGAACCATCGGTAATATTATTAGCTGTCATTGTTACAGAGTCGCTTATGTTCGATGACATGTAAGGCGTTAGTAGAGTTATTTCGCTTTCATTATTATCTATTTGCGTACCCCACAATGTTACACCGCAAGGTTTATTTCTGTTGTTATTGTAGCCAATATTAATTTCGAAAATTCTGAAGCACCCTTTAATATCCGTGTATACTTTTTCTTCAATGATTTCGTTTGCCTTGTATATTAACGTTGCCCAATTTTTCCCATCCATGCTAGCCCGAACTGAAAATTCAGTCATTGGCTCATCACGGTAGTCGCTCATATATTGGACGTATTCGACACATACCAACGTTGTAAATTCGAAACGAACACACGGAGTATTACTCCAACCACTACAATAGTCTCGGATTATTTCCCATGGAATCCAATTGGATCCTTTCGGACATGTCACTCTCACATTGTCACTAATCAATACCTTGTCTCTTGGCGTAAGCAACTGAGGCTCAGGGCAATCAAGCCGCGAAACAACAACCTCATAAAACGGCATTCCCAATTTTTTGGTAAACGTAATTTTTGTTGTACCTTTGTTAATCGGCAACGTGTTCATCTTCGGATTTAAATTCTCATTGAAAGCCACGAGATGCGTTCCATCGGAAACGAGTTCCAACACAAACGAAAAATCATCTAACACAACGAAATCAATGATGAACTGAATTAACAGATCTTCCGTCACAAACATACGATAATGCAACGTTGCTTCCTCTAACTCCACAATTCCGTTGTTGCAGACTTTTATGTGTCCCAGATTATAAATTGTCGCCGCATTAGCCATTTCATTAATCTCCATTTCGCCGTTTTGATTACTGGAAAGATTATGTCCAAATTTTACAACCCCGTATTTTGAAAAAGTCGCCGGATCAATATCCGCTCTTGAAATTACTCCATTTTCAACATCTAACCCGTTACCTGCTTTTATAATTCCGACACTATCTTCTTCAGCAACAGGAACTATCTGAGCCGAAATCGTTCCCTCATTATTCGTAAAACCATATCCGACTTTTACGAAACCATAGTTTTGATTAGTCGCTAATTCTAAACTTTCCTCGACCTTTTCAATTTCATCACAAACAATTACACTGGAGTTGCTGTCCAGAACTGTGTCAGATAAAATCTGACAGTTTGTAAGATTAACTCTCGGTAGCTGTTCGCTATTTTCAATTTCCGTTTCATCAACGAAAATATGCGTTTCATTCTTTTTACCTGTTTCGGCATTTTCTTGAATCGTCATACCGTTTTTTGAAACATCTAGTATATTGCCCCAAGCTATATCAACGTTTTTATCGGATTTTTTAATTGAACATTGCCCTGTCTTTCCTCCAGGCTCTCCACCGCTTTCTACGCATTCAAATCCGTCGCCGTTTCGATTAACTACCAAATATCTATTGGCTTCGATATTTTGTATCTCTGAATTTGCTAAATTACTTTCAACACAAAGCACTGTATCCTGAACTTCAGGAACTCTGTCTGATAATGCAGGAATCGCTTCTTCTACGCTATGAATATCTGCATCAACTGTACGTAATGTTGTACGTAAATTGTTGATGTCATCAACTACATCGTGATGTTTGTTCGGCAATGCATAACGAGGATTTGCTACCGTCATTCTCCAACCATCGCTCCCAGAGCAGTTTCAATAGCTGTAACACGCGCATCTATAGCATTAATTTTTGAATTCAAACAAGTTCCCTCCAAAAGCCAAGTATGAGTTAGCTTCACTGTTACGCATTTAAACGTATACACTGTATTTTTATCTGAAATAGTTGCTATCGCCGTCGTTCCATCAGCTGTTCCGCTGTAAGTTTGATCAGAAAAAACTAGAACTAAATTCTTTCCCGCCTCAGCATTCCCAACTAAATTAATCGGCAATTTATCCTGAGATATCGAAACTACTTCGATTCTATCTCCAACTTGTGGCGATCTTGGAAAAATGAAGTTTGTAGCCATGTTTACTCTCCTTAATATTCCGTGTAATGTGTGGTGATGATTAGATTAAATTGACCAATAGATACATGACTATTAGCTCGGTTTGTCTTTGATATATCTATTCTATAATATAAATATGCTGTAGAATCAGTAATACTCCATGTTAGATTATTATATTCTGATTGATCTGTTACCGTTAATAAAGAAGTCCAAGTTTCTCCATCGTTAGATCCTTTTAAAATAAAACTACTAGGTGCTTGATTCGACGCACCATTTCTAGCTACAATGTTAAGCAAAGAAACTGCTTGAGCTGTTGGTAATTGAACTTGCATCCAAACGTTGCATTCTTTGTTTGAGTCAGTTTGATCGTCGTTTCCACAAGCCCAACAATTATCCCCATTACTCGTTCTATTAAACGATTTCCATGGAGCATAGCTATCATCATAGTAAGACTTAGCACTTACTACATATCCATCCTGCGAATTAGAATTCATAACAGGAACTACGTATTCATAACTGTTCAGCTCTCGTTTGTATTCATAAGCGGCTCTTCCGATTACAAATTCTCCCAACGAGTAATCTCCTCCTCCATTATTGGCTGTAATTACTAAACGGTAGTATTGATACGCCGTTTCGTTTTCAAAATTGAAACTTTGACTTTGTCCCGATGAAACCCAAGCAATTCCTGTTTGGGTAGTTAATGTTGTCCATGTTTCAGCGTCATTGCTTCCTCGAATCTCAAAATCTCTTGGAACTTGATTGCTGTAATTACCGTCAGTTCTTGATACAATCTTTACCGCATTACAAATAGTTGCGGTTGGTAACTTTATTTGTAGCCATTGAGTGCCCGTACCTGACGATGCCCATTTTGTGTCACTATTTCCATCAAACGCATAAACTGGTGCATGACCACCATTATATTGTGAGCTTGCTGTTACTTCGTATCCGTCCTGAGTTGCACTTGTTAATAACGGAATTACATTATAAAAATTATGCTTTCCCAACTTCCGTTGGTACAACTTAAGCCCCACAAGATTCCACTGCGCAACAGAATTATTCGTTGCTATGCACGTAAATTTGTAGTACCTGTAAGCTGTTTGGTTATCGAACTCATAAAACAAAACGTTATTTTGTTTTTGCAATTCCGAACCTGGATACTGCCTCTCTAATAATAAGCTCCACGTCGTATCATCGTTTGAGCCCTCCAACTTAAACCAATTAGGTTGACATCCTGATCGGAATGAATAATAGTCCGAGTCACGATAATTTAATTCTAGAATATTTGCTACTCTCGCTTCAGAAAGTTCGTATTTGATCCAATTATCTGATTCTTTAGCCAAGATAATATTAGACTCAAAATTGTAATCTGTTAAATCTGATGCGCTTCCGCCGGTAATATTGTTTCCCGTCAGCGTAGCAAAAGTTTCTTGGTTAGAAGCCATGTACGGGGTAATCGGAATTAATTCACTCTCATTATTATCGATCTGAGTTCCCCACAACGTAACTCCAGAAGGTTTATTATTATTAGCTGTATATCCTATTTTTAGATTATAGTATCTGAAACAGCCTTTAACATCCGTGTAAACCTTGCCATAGACTACTACGCCATTTCGATATAACAGTGTTGTCCAATTTACTCCATCATTTGAACCTCTTAAAATGAATTCGCCCATAGGTGAAGAATTGGACTCACTTACATAATAAACATAATCCACGCATACTAAGGTTTCAAATTTAAAGTTTACCTCTGGAAGATCGCAATAACTCCAATAAGTCGTTTTTAGAAAGTCTTTAGGAAGCCATGAGCCTCCTTGTGGCATAGTAACACTAAATTCTGACGTAATACTTGTACCGATTGGCGGAGTTAAATTTATTGGCTCCGGCGCATCCAATCTGGAAACGCTCATATCATAAAAAGGAACTCCCAGTTTTTTCGAGAATGTAATTCTTGTTATGCCTCGATTGATCGGCAAAACAGATCTCGACAAACCTAAGTTCTCATCAAATGCAATCAAATGAGATCCATCTGAGGTAATTTCTAAATCAAAGGAAATGTCTGAATCCGGAACGAAATCCCCATAATCGAAAGAAAACAAAATATCACTGTTAACAAAAGCTCGATAACATGCGCATGTCGGCACTATTTCCACAACACCGTTATCAACAGCATTGGTAGTCATAGTCTGATAGATTATATCTCTACTTCGCTTAACAACATTCAATGCCCCACCCAAATCAAAATAGAAATCCGAGCCAGGTTTAACAAGTCCAAAAGTTTCTGAATCAGCGTGTGGATAAGGCTGAGTTGAAACCACTCCATCTTCAATATTAAGCCCCGATCCAACTCTCACCATACCGAAATCTTGTTTAGAAGCAAGACCAATAACCGGAACTGAAATTGTCCCGTCGTTTATATTTATTCCTGTGCCGATTTTTACTCTGCCAAACTTTTCGTTTGTTGCAATATCAGAATCATCCTCAGCAGTATCATCAATAGTGTCACACAATATGTAAGAATACGAAGAATCCGCAGTTGCATCTGAATTAATCTGCATTTGTGCCAAGCTTTGACGCGGAACGTCATCAGACTCAGTTTCAACCTCGTCTTCCAAAATCATCGTACAATTGTTCGGAAGTTGAACATCCGTCTCTGTTTCCTTAATTGTCGGAGCCTTTTTGAGAATTGTACGTGGATCAATCCAAGTGGTATCGAAGCTTGTGTCACTCTTTTTTATAAGAATCTCGCCTTTTTTACCGCCTTCACCTCCGCCACCTTCAACAGTAGAAAATCCAGTTGCATCTTCGTTTACAACAATGTATCGCCCCGCAATAATATTGCTTAATGACGTATCGACCTGACCAACTAATTCATTCGGTATCTTTAGAGCCTTTGTTTCCAAACCTGATACCGTAGAGCTCATCGTCTCAACTGATTGCAAACACGATGTTACATCAGAATCTATCATCGAGATCGCTGTAGCAATCCTTTCTACATCCTGACTTTCTATATTGTCAGGATGCGGCAAAGGATAATTCTTGTTTGTCGTGCGATTATCAATCATTCAACACCTACACTGTTGTCACTTTCAAATTCTTCACATATGGTCGGTATAAAACACTTCCTTCCAACACAAATTTGATTTTCACGGTGGCTTGGTTGTAGTTATTCAAAACATGTACATGCTCCTCAACCCCATTGCCTATCAATGTTGCACTAGTCAAGGGAATCAATGTCCAAGTCGTATCCGGTTGTTGATAATATACTTTGACCTGAGAATTTCCCGGAGTATGGCTATCATAAATTATACGAACAGTCGTGTTTGTTCCTGCTGGAATAGCTCTTGTTACGTAGTCCGCAGTAGATGCAACCTTTCCCAACAAAAGCTGAAATCCTTTATAAACTATAGGTGAACGCGTCTCAGATCCCTTCAACCGTACCTTCAAGTTACATTCTCCAGAAATCGTTTCTTTCAGCGAAACCTTTGAATCTTCAGAGATCACATTTTCATTTCCCTCGGAATCAGTCACTATAAATTCCGCATTTGTATCTGTCGCGACTCTCTCTATTTGTCCACGAAGTAAAAGATCCGTATCAGCATTTGCCTCAAATTCTCCGAGACTAATTACAGCATTGGTTTCCGTAAACCTACAAGCCAGCAATCTAAAAGTTAAATCCATACTTTGATGCGCTGTCCATGTACTCGCATTAGATGAAGATAACAAAACTCCTGTTTGATACGGTTGTTTCGTTACATAATTTCTGTGTACCGAATCGTATTGTCCTAACTCACTTATCGCCACTGCTGTTGTCGCATCATCAGTTAAAACGACAATCGCATATTCGGTATTAGCATCAAGCCAGACAGGGTTAAATTCAAATCTTGTCGCATTTCCGTTCGTATTGATCGCACTTGGATACGCAATCGATTGCGCAAAAACAGTTCTGTTAGGAAATCCTCCCAATGTATCACGAATTTGAACTGTTACTCTAGAACTTCCTTTTGCAGTAAACCATAAATCAACGCCACCTATATAACGTCCTTCGGTCAAAGTAAAAGTTTCAGCCAAAGGATCATAATATCGATAAACTTTCGTGACTACTCGCCTAGTTTCCACCGTAATGGTATGATTCGCAGTATACGTCGCAGTTCCTCTACTTCCCTGGTCTCCAATAATTTCAACTGTCGCTGTTCCTACTGGTTGGTTAGCTGGAACTGTAAATTTTCCGTTTTGAGTTGTTGATGCTCCCGCCATTTTTTTTATGCTCCCGTGTTAGTGCTTGTAATATCTATGCCATTGAACAAAATTTGAGCCACTTGCTCGCCTGGCTTTAATCCCTCAATCGTGAAACGCTGAGTAGCCTGACGCATAAATTCTTGTCGTCGTGTTGCGGTGCTAACCAAAGTCTCATCAGTTGTTGTCTTGTATGTTCTGTAACCACTAAACCGTGCAGAGGAAGCACTGTCATAATATTGGGTAACCGGACTTGACCACTGCGTTTGAACCTCCGTCCAGTTGTCAACATTGGAATTCAAAGTAACATGTGCAGGTATCGGCTCAAAAGCATTATAAGGATTAACCTTCATGAATCCAGTCCGTGTTTCTTGCGAGATCACTGGCTCGAGTTCATATGGCAATATCAAATCCTCATCTTCTGAAAAATCCAACACTGTTACAGCAATCGGCAAACACAGACTTTCATCAACAATTGCCCCTGTTTGTTCAATTCCCTGATCTCTCATATCATCGTCGTAGAACGGATCAACAAAAACTCCTTTCTTCGTTGATGGATCACTTGCATTTGCATCAATCTTTAAGTTCTGTTGAGCTACCAAATAGTATAAGTTATTGATCATTGATTTCATGGACTCAATATCGGCCATTGTCGTAACTCTCACGCCGTTATTGATGACTCCTGGCATAGTATCACTTATCCAGTTTTGGTATATTTGAGCCAAAACCAATTGCCCACTTGGAGCTTTAGGAACAGCAGGTGCCCACGCATGAGCCAACCCCTTCACTCGTCGAATTGTTCCCGCCGAATCAATGGTTATCAGATCATATCTAGGCATTTTCCAAGAATAACTCACCAAAACCATCGATCCATCAACCGCTCCTGAAATATCAATACTTGTGTCGGTAACATTGGTTGGTGTTACCTGAGTTCGATGACGATAAGTAATTTCATACGAACTTCCCGGAGAAGGCTCCGCTCCTGATAGTGACCAATCAACTTGACCTGCTGTAAGCTTATAATCAGTCCCCTTTTCGTATATTGTACTTCCTTGTTTTACTCTCATAATTTCCAATACAGAAGTCGACGGAATAGGGTCAAGCACACCCGAATAGTTTCCATGAGTAAGAGTCACTGTCTTTTCTGCTGTTATATCAACATTAGTTACTTCTGCAATCGGCGCATAACTCAAATTTACGGTCATATTGCCAAGACCATCCGCCGCAAAAACATACGGATCAGATTCTATTACCTGAATATCACATTCATTATCGAAAACCGCACGCAAAGAAGAATTTAGTTCTATTTCTTCCCCGTTAACATGAACTTTTCCTTCATTTATCGAAAAAACTTGTTGACTTGAATTAGCCGAAAGGCAAGTAACCTCCATTCCACTAACTACATATGAACCATTACTCTCATTGTCGTACCTTACCAAAGCCGCATTTACCGACTCTCTCTGAGGAGCAATGGAATTATTCATTAACATTCCATTTGCAATGTTGTAAACCGTATAGAACTCACCCAGAGAAGGATCAACATTATTAGAGCCTTCCAACTGATAACCCCAAGTTAAAACATATTGATTTCTTACTGCACCGACTTCATCAAAATTTCGAGTCCCAACCGCAGGATCACGCAATGTTGAGTCTTCTAATTCTGTAACTATCTGCTCTTTATAATAAACTCCAATTCTCACAGAGCAGTCTGTCGGAATTATAAAATTCCCCTCGTGAATTGCCCTAATAAGACCGTCTATGTAAATTTTTCCTTCTTCAACTGTAACAGCCCCAGTCTCAGCATCAACAATACAGGTGCAACCACTAATTATTTTTCCATTTGTAAACAACGCATCCCCAATTTCTTTAAGACTGTAATTTGAATACTCTTGGATTTCATTTAATTCAGCTGATTGTAATCCACGACTAGCCAAGAAAAGAGTTTTTGTATATTTTTTCGACGGATCAAATCTGTTGTAATACTTATCTAATACTGCCATTTTCGTTACCTTCCTAGAATGAAATTACAAAATTTTCCTGCTCGCGAGTCATCGCCTGTCTGTAAATAGGAGCGACTCTCTCAACAACAAGTAGTGAGCCAATGTCTGCTATTTCACTCGGCACGAAATATTTCTGTCCTTCGGGAAGCCCGTCTACTAAAACGGTATTGGTAAACAGTCCGAACTCGCGAATCTCCATTCCTGATGCGTCTTCAAAATCAAACAAAACTTCAAAATGTAAATTACTTGTTGGATTGTCCGAATGAGTAAAACGTCCCGTAGGGGTAATAATACTCCCTTGTGCGTCAGGTACGCAGAACTCAACATTTTCACATAATCTTCGCCCAACTTCATGAACTAACTGAGTTGATTGCAAAAGTCCTTCAGTAGGAGGGTGCGCTCCCCATGAAGAATCTCCAGTTCCCCAAGCCAGGAATATTTGCTGTGTCTTTACACTTCGGGCTATTCCTACTCGCCCGGATGTCGTCAATATAGCCATACAAAAACTCTTTATCTTCTAATATATATCTATGAAGATTTTCGAAAATCCGATCGTTTTTTTTTCAAATTATGTATTTTTTTTTACGATAAAGATGCAGGTACTTCGATTGTAATACGTAATCGATTTTTTAATCTTTATACACATCTTTGCGATGTGCAACTTTCACGACCAAAACAACTAACTTGTCGTCCTCTATTTTGCAAATGATTCTAAAGTTACCTGTGCGATACCTCCAAAAGCCTCCGAAGTTACCACTTAGAGCTTTTCCTAACAGTCTCGGATTATCTATTTTCGCAAGCACGCCCACAATATACGATAATATCTGCTTACGAGCAGTAGAATCCATTTTTTTTAAGGCTTTTCTGACAACATCAGAAATTTCAATTCTATAACTCATCCTTGAACTCTTCTAGCACTTCATCCAAGGAATATGTCTCATGCATTTTTTTCATGGCTTTTACCGCAGAAAAATAATCTAGTCTATCTTCAATGTACTGAGCTAAAGCCTCTCTGATTAACGTAGATTTAGGTTGCTGAAGAAAGTTTGCAATATCCTCCAAGGACTTTTCCATACTTCTATCAAGTCTTATTGATAACATAACACTTCTCCTTTATGTAATACGATTGTATTACATAATAAGAAGTTTGTCAACCATATTTTGTTTACACAATTCGTCCTAGATTATTTCTCTGTTCATTCCATGGAATATCAGGGTATACTTGATCGTTCCAGCTGTTGTTTCCTTCGTATGTTGCAGAGGTAAATCGGAATTTCTGACCATATGTTTCCACCGCATAATCAGGATTACACATAAAGAAAGTACGATTTGTTTTGTATCCTCTTTCTGGCGGTCTATCAAGTTCTGAAAGAACATAGGTTGTGTGAATCCTGTATTGACGATCTGAAACCAAAATGACATTTCTCTGTACAGGATGTTCAGATAAGTAATGGAATGATAACTCAAACCTATCTTCATCAGTTAATTCATAGCCACCAGAAAAACATGTATTGATATCACCTAATACCGCATCTTCGGACAACACTGGCAAAGCTCTTGCTACTGTTCTCGTGTCGAAAACGTTATCGATATTCTCGCAAAGAAAATTTGTATTAAACATGTAGCGATACACATGCCTGGACATATCATGATTAATCATCCCTACATCTGATTCATCCAAAGTGACCCAGTCTAGTCTGTAAATTTCATCTACGTTTCTAGCATAAGCGTAATGCGCTCTAAAAATATAACCCTCAAAATTTGCTGGAGTTACTATTGCTTCAAAATTATTCACTCGCCCAAAAGAAAACTTAGGCGAACCTTCGTAAAGCTGATTCCCTGAATGATCAGAAAGAAAGCTCCCCCAATCAGACTCGTCTAATACAAACCTACGAACATCGTACAGATTATTGTACATTCTACTCAATCGAGATCTTAAAGGAGCCGCGAACTCCGCAATTTTAATAATTTTTTCAATGTCTAAATTGTTCGGTATCTCCTCAAGACCGACCTGAAATTCCGCAAAATGCTTACCAGAAACTTCTTCTTCAATTTGTATATTATTAAATCCGTACCACGAAAAAGCCTGACGCAAAGAATAGACTGTCCCTTGCAACCGATGAAATTTTAATCCTTCAATTACTCGTAGACGAAAATCATCTACGTTAATTTGAGATAACGCATACTCCCAATCCAAAGACAAATTAAGATTATCGCCAGATGTCTGAAACTTAAACCCAGCCAGAATTGAAGTATCTATGTTATATCTAATAGCTTCTTCAATTACTCTTTCTAATTTTGTTGCATTGTAAGGAAGTAGTGAAGTCATAGTGTTAACTCCATGTTTACTAAGCGAGCGCAAGCGGTTTCGGCTACATCAACATCAGTCAATGGAGATAGAAGCTCCACGTCCCGTACTCCATCCAAAAACAAATTTGAAATGACCCAGTTCCGCGAAATTGAAACTCCCATGCTCGCGTTTTTATAAAAAGCCCTTCGAAAGGATGTTTCGATTGTATTCAAAAACTCGTCAGGAGTGCTGGACATTAAGGTAATTTTTGCTCTTACATCAATATCAACTAAAGTACACGGAACTACTTGCACTGTATCAGTCAACACACGCACGTCTTCTCGTTGCATGTAATCATTCACTGCTTCTAACAAATCATCTGACACTATTCCATCGTTTTCCTTAGATAAAATCGTGATTCGAACTAATCCCGGTTCAGGTGAATCGGCATTGGCTTCTTTTACTCTTGTATCAGAGTTTAACGCATGAAATATATAAGCCGCTTTACTGCCTGCTGTAGACCAGCCTGAAATTCTTGCCTGAATTCTCTTTCGAAATTCTTCGTCAGTTTCATGCAACTTTCGGAGCAATCCATAAAATGCCGCAAGGTTATCTAAATCGCTTCCTTCAGCAAATGCCAACAAATTAGCCTTTGCCGCCTGATTGATTCTCTGACGCAAAAGCAACTCTCGGTATGCCGCAACTTCCATTAATTTGATTAACGGATCACTTTCAACATATGCAGTAAATTCGGGGGCGAGACTAATTAACTTATCTCTCATTTCCTCTAGAATTTCGTTTAAACTCAGTTCCTCTACAATTTGAGGCGTTTCCAACTCTTCTAAATTCATACCACCAACCCCTCCAAACTAACCTTTTGCTCTGTGATAAGATATTTCCCAATCAATGACAAAGTTATATGTCCGTCTTTGATCGAAACAATTGTTATCTTCTCGATCTTGAACCTAGGCTCCCACTTATCAATAGCATCAGCAACAGCCGCATAAATTCTCGGCAATAACTCTCGATTTACTGGTTGATCCACTAACTGAAACAGTGCAGAGCCGTAATCTCGACAAACTACTCTCGATCCTATTGGCGTTGTTAAAATATCAATAATCGACTGCTTTAAATGCTCCAAGTCACCAATATATCCGCCGTTTTGATTACTCATCCCTTGCATTACAGACCTCCTTCACACATACACACTGGAGGATTAGTCGAGATCGATCCTGAACTCAATGAAATATTGCTATTACTCATATTAATAGAAGATCCGCCGTTAGATAGCGAAATATTATCGCCTATCGTTATAGAATTACTGCCCGACTTTAACGTTATTGAGTTGTCCGATAACGAGATAGAGCTGTTTCCATTCTGTAAGGTTATGGCATTTCCAGTTAAATTAATTGTAGCTGAACCTACTTTAACAGAGAAATTATTCGCAAATTCACTATTAAATTCTTTTTCTCCTTTAATTTTAACTGGGAAAATCGTTTTTATATCGATATTTTGAGTATTTTCTGGGATTTTGTATTCATCATAATGGATAGCTCGCAACACAAACCCTAACGTAGGCTCGCCATACGGAAAAAACACTATAACCTGTTCATCCTTTGAAATTGGAATCCAGCAAGAAGTTTTTCCTGCTGTAGAGATAACTGGAAGCCATCCGGTAATCACTCGCCCAATCTGAACTTTTACTTCGTCTCCCTTTATCTCAGAGATTTTTCCGATCCTGATTAAGTTTACGAGTTTTCTTGTAATTTCAGAAAGAGCGAAGTTATTGTCCATTAAAAACCTCCTCTTCATTGATATGTAATATATGAGGCGTCGCTCCAGTTTCTTCCCAAACATTACTTCCCAAGTGATACTCATGACTCCACTCGATTAGCCAACAAACATAAGCACTAAGTTCAGGTCTAAAATAGTCTCTAGAAATCCTGGTTATTCTCCCTGGAGATATAGCAAGACCAAAGCAGTTTAAATGAATCAAATTAGCAATATTTGTTGCTAATGTTTGGCATATAGTTCCAGCCATAGGGAGGGTTGAATCTACGACTATACGCAATTCCATATTCATGATTAAAGATAATTCACCAGTTGCAGGATCTGACCCCGGAATATAATCTGCTACCTCCAGACAAGCGGCCGGAGCAAGGATGTCTCCTCTAGGAAGGGAATACAAAAAAAAGCTTCCAATATCTGCAATTGAACCGACCATCTCTTGTATGGCACTAAGCAAATCATCTATCATCCTTTACTCCCTCGATATCCACTCAACGCCCTGATTTTATAGTTGTATCTCTCTTCAAACTTGTCCATAAGGGCTTTACTTCTGCTTAATTTCTCAGCCATCTTTACCGCTTCTTCGTATATACGAATATTTACCATCTTAACAGGGAATCTCTTCGGCGAAGTTCGTATATAAACATCTCTACCTGTTTTCTTATGCATTGTCGCAAGGAAAGCATGAGGGTACATTCTGCCTTTTATGCGTGTTCCTATCATACTTCTATTCTGCACAGGTTTTCCCAATTCAGTTAAACGAACATTACTGAGATATCCTATTACTTTTGACTCTAGAGAGTCGTTTCTATTGGATTTCCACACACGAAGTCTTCTTCTAATAGCCTT